AATAAATTTTAAATCCTCTATCTCTCTTTCAAGAGAGATTATTTTTCCATTTAAGATTTCTAATTCTTGTGGATTCATTTTTTATATTTTCCCTTAGGTCTACCCCAAGTATTAGTAGTTTTATGACAATCAACACAAAGAGTTCTACCATTATCTATTGCAAATCTTAATTCAGGATAAAAAGCAAAGGGTTTAATGTGGTCGGCGTTTAAGACAACAGATTTACCATTTCCATTTTTTGCCCCACACCAGACACAAGTATAATTATCTCTCTCAAAAACTGCCATACGCCAGAGTTTGTATTCTAATGACTTTCGTATTCTCTCATTTATCGGAGTAATACCTCGCCAATTCCACGGAACTATTCCTTTTTTAAATTCCGTAGAAGGAGAAAGATGTAATCCCTTAATCCCTTTATTCCAGGCAACTTGTAATCCCTTTTTCCCCTTATTCCATGCTTTTTGTCCGAGATGAGATTCTCGTAATTTAATAAGCGTTTCTTTAGATGCCTTAAATCCAATACGACGACTTCTTTTTCCAAGTTTAGCCAAACTCATCTTTTTACGAGTTTCTTCCGATATAATTCCCTTTTTTCCCTTATTGATTGGTTCAACACCCAACCTTGCTAAACTCATTTTTTTCTTTGTTTCTTCTGTGTGCTTTGAATTTAATTTCATATTTATACTTTAATAAAGTTTACTGTCAATTTCCTCCCATTTTAACGAGATGCCTGTTATTTCCGCATTTCCGGTTGATTCAACTCGCAACTGTAATTCACGGAACTGTGGAAGTGTTGCTCCCGAACTTTCGATATTCACCGCAGAATGAGTAATGTCATTATCGGTTGTATCAGTAAAAATTGTAGTGTAAGAGGTTTCGTTGTTCACACGATATTTCATAACAACTTGTCCAGCCGTTGGAAGAGCAACCATATCGCAAGTTACACCTAAAAGTTTCTTCTGGATTGAAGGATCACCTCCTAAAATTTGTGTTTCATAAATAGAGGTTTCAGTAAAATTAGTTCCATCATCGGTTTTGTGTATTGATCCATCATCAGAAATATTCACGAACCAATAATTTCCTGCCGCCCCGAACGAAACAATCTTAAAATTAGAAGTATCAACCACCGCATCCACAATATAATCAAGCGTAAGAGCAAAATTAGAGTTCTGGTTCTTCCTGCCAAAAGCCCATATTCCTAAATGATAAGTAGATTCTGTTGATGTGCTTTGATTGAAAGGCACAGAAGCGACAAAATACATTTTATTGTTTTTAATTACCTTTTCTTGCAACATTCTCCCTAATGTAACTACTTGATTTCCCACAAGTTCTTTCATCACTCTCGGTATGCCACCGCCCCATAATCTAATAACCATTGAACCGGCTCCTACCGCTAAAGAAGTAAGTCCCGATGGAGTTTCAAGATACTTATTAGACACCCCACAAATCATTCCTTCAATGTTTCCGATTGCCATTAAAGCTCCTTCGCCCATGTCAATAATATCGTTAAAGGCGGTGGTGGATGATCCGTCCCATTGATACATCTTGCTTCGGCCGGTTGGCGAAGCCGTTGCCGAAGTTCCATAAGCCATTCCAATCATTATGTAATTTCCCCACACCTCTAAAGAGGTAATACGCATATCAGAGGGGAGTGCCGGAGTAACATCATCAGTTACCGCACCGGCCGCACTTACCTTAAAAAGTTTGTTGTTATACGCCCCAAACATATTATTTCCAAATACAACTCCCTGACAAGTTGTAGTAACTGCTGTTCCAAGCGTTGCAACAGCATTAGTAACCGTGCTATCAATAGCCCATTTACCTAATGAAGTTGTGCCTTGAAGAAACCATAAAGCGGAAGCCCACTCAATAAAGAATCCTTTTATACGAGCGGCATTTCCTGTTGAGGTTGAGGGCAATGACCAGTTACCTGTCGTTGGATCGGTCTTTTGGAGTATTTGAGGAAAACCACTTCCATCTTTTCCAAGAGCATACATTTTCCCGCTCCTTGCAAGTAGAAAATGTAAGAGATCGTAAGTTTTCAAATCCGCAACAGAAACTGTGCTTGATTCCGCTTCCATTGAACGGTAAGGAGTTAAGCGGTATGGATTTGAAAAAACATCGAAGTGTTTGACGTTAGCACAAACATTGCTTCGTGGCTCACGAATATCATCACTCAACCCGCCATCAAATTTATTTATTTTTTGTTCTTTTATGAGTCCCAAGTTTTTATTTTTATAGCGGTTCTATTATGTAAAATTCAAGTATCGGCACGGAAGCCGCCGCCCCATTCAAGGTTTTAATCGTTATGTTTAGGGTTTGATTGACGGAGCTATCTATCAATGCGGTTCTAATATCAGAATCCATTACGCCACCAAGGGTCTGGTTATCGGATACACTTATAGTTACACCAATTTGATTACCAGTAGCCCCCCTATTCACGATAACTGTTTCAATCCAAAACTCATCCGCTCCACCACCTGGCATATTGGCAAACCCCAAAACAGTTCCCCCGTAATAAATCCTGTACTCGCTGGTCTGGTCGCTGATGGTCACGAATGCCGTAACACGTATGCCACCTTCTTGTTGCATTAGCCCTCCTGGTATGGTGGTGGTTGCCATATACGCCTCTACCGTGGTAGTCGTAAGTCCGATTGATGAAGTTCCACGGATGTCGTAAGCCAGCCCGTCCCAAACAAGCGTAGAGCTGGTCTTGAGGAATAATCCGTTCACGGTACTGGTTGTCGGTGTGGCTGTATCTGTTCCACAAGACCAAGTTTTAGTAGAACTTGTAAAAAGGAGTTTACTTGAAGTTGCGGAAACACAATCAGGCACTGCGTTTGTGTAAGTGAATGAGGTTGTTGAAGCAGAAACTATTGGAAGCTGTCCGTCTGCTGTGGGTAGGGTTGATGTGCCGGTGCCGCCTTTTGCGATAGTGATTGTGCTTGATACCGAAGAAGCAGTATGTAAGTGTCCCGGATCAACACTTGTAGAGTTAATAAGTTGGTCGTTTACACGAGTAAAATTATCATTAACATTTATTCGGAAAGTTCCAATAGTATCCGAAAGGGCAGTTGAAGATACTACTGCTCCAAGATTAAGCTCAATCTGTTTATTTAATTCATTTTCTACAATATTCTTTGCCTTATTAGCCGAGAATAAAGCCAAAGAAGCGACTGAAAGAGCCGCTAAAGCGAGAACTCCAAAAATGTTTATAAATCCGTTAGTTTTTCGTAGCATTTGTGAATATTGGTGTTGAGCTTTTATTGATATTCGCCCATACTTGCTCCACTAAATCGTTAAATGTTACATCTTTTAATTGAGTTCCATCAGGAAATACGACATCGTTGAATGTAAAATTAGCAATATCGTTAATAACTGTCTCTTTTCCGTGTCTTAGAAAGTTAAGAAAAGTCGCTGAATTTTTTGATTGATTAGTAAAAACTGCCATATTTTATCTTGAATTTACTCCACTTGTATTCATAACCTTTCGGCGATCTTTTTCACGTCTTGAATAATGCTCAATAAGTTTTTTCTCTCTACGAGCAATTTCGGATATTAACATGGAGACTCTATCTTTTTTATAACTCAACGCATAAGGTAGCGCCGCTTTGTAAGAAAGCAAATAATGATGTGGTGAAGCAAATCCGGGCTTCTTAGTTCCTGTGGTAACTTCTGCTGAAGTGAATATCGCCGCAGTTCTTTGGAAATAAACCTTGAGTCCTGCGGCAAGAGTTACGCTTCCTGTTGCCGGAGCGGGATAAAGAAGGATTGAAGCTCCTTGTTTATCATAATAAAGCGGGAGTCCATCAGTCTTATAAAACTCATCAATAGCTTCACCAATTTGAGATTTATCAACCGGATTCAACTGATGCCAAATACCACTCGCATCCTTAATCTCAACACGCTCAACCTCAAGCATAGAAATATCAAACGAGTAATCGTTTTGAGAATTTACGAGCGTTGTAGTCCCAACCGGAAAATCAGTAAAATTCGTGTCATCAAATTGCCAGAGTCCATCACAACCAATAATAGTTCCTGTAGTCTCCTCATAGGCATCATTTACTTCGTCTAATAAATCAGCAGCAATATAAGATGTAGTATCCGCATCAACTAATCTTCTTGCTTTTCTATTTATTTGTGATATGTCAGGCATTTTATTGTGTTAAAACTGGTTGTGATTGACCTTGAAGTTGTGGTTGCATTAAGTTTTTCGGTCTTCCATAAGTTTTAGTTTTCTTATGGCAATCTATACACAATGTTCTACCATTGTTTAAATCAAATATAAGTTCAGGAAATAGGAACAGAGGTTTGACATGATCTGCATTAAGAGTTACCGCCTTACCGTTCCCACTTTTTTCCCCACACCAAACACAAGTATAATTATCTCTTTTGAAAACAGATTCACGCCACAATCTATATCTAAAAGAAGTTCTTATTGATCTGTAAAATGGAGTAATACCACCCTTCCAATTTGAACCTTTTTCTCCTTTTTGCCCTTCACTTAATTTTATTCTTGTTTCCATTGTTACAGGTAATCTTTCTCTTCCAATCATAGCCAAACTAATTTTACTTCTTGCTTCTAATGTATGTTTTCTACCTAACCAAGTTTCTCTTGTTCTTTGACGACTATATTCCGAAACAACACGCCCCGTATTAAATTGACTGATTTTCTTTTTAGTCTCTGTGGTGTGAACAAGTCCTAAAGCGTATTTGTTACCAATCAACCTTTCGCTCATTCTTTTTTTATATTCTTCAGAATGTCCTTTTTTCCATTTCCAAGTTTTTCCTAATGTTCCCATGTTATTATTTTACGGTATTTGTTACTAATTGTTGCGATGGAATAGTTTGCGTAACAGATTGCGATTGTAAAAATTGTTGTGGAGTAGTAAAACTTGCAAAATCAACGGGCGACAATCCCGAAAATTCGATAATTTCCGAGAATGTTTTAGCCACCGCTGGAATTTGCATCATCTGAATAAATCCTTGCGGGTTAGCCATTATGGTTCTAAATACGTTCGTCATTTTATCCACCATGCTTACCAAATCTTTTTGCTTGCCCTTCACGTTAATTCTGATATTTATCGGAGCATTCTTAAACTCATTCTTAAACACCTCAAGGAATTTCTTGTTACCACCTTTTAAGAATTGTTCTCTTGCGTGAATCTTGTGAGCTTCGATCAATTCCCGCGTCGGAATCTGACCGTTCAAAACAAGTTCCTTCACCATATTATTGGTTTCATTCTCAACCAATCTGTCTAACACCCACTTCATTTCATCTGCCGAGAGTTCTGATAACCATTCCTGACCGGCGTTCAGTTCCTTAACAATTTTCGGAATAATCCAATCCCGATAAATTCCTTCAATAAAGACTGCGTTCTTACCCATTCGGTAATCGTGGAGTCCTAGCGAGGTCTGAGTGATAAGTTCCTGAAGTTTGAAAGGGGTACCGGCGCTTGGGGTCTCACCCATTATGGACTCGGTTGCCGCCGATGTCTGACGAGCGTGCGCTTCCCAATTCACTACAGCCCGCTCAAAAAGAGCCATATTGGGAGCATAAGTATTGATTTGGGTAAGCGGACTATTCGGTTCATGTATCAAAATCTCGCCATTATCTAAATTGCTTGTCTTGTTCTTATTAGCGAAAGCAACATCGGCAGTTTGATAAAGTATCTTAGAAACTTGATCGAGTAATCCTTTCTCACGGATAATCCCGTAGTTTACCCATACTTGAGGTTCAATAAGCTCCTCAACTCCTCCGTAACCTATGGCCCGGTTGTAAATCTCGTCTGTTCTGAATTTGTAGGGAGATTCCGATTCCTTGCCCTTGAAAAGGGTGATTCCTTGCTTGTTTCCGTCAGTAGTTTGATAAAACCCGCAAATATGAAACTGCCTGACATACTTTTCTTCCTTTTCGTTCTTATATTCGTAATCATCGTCATAAAGCCACTCTGCCGGTAGGACTCCGTGAAGCTCGTAAATCTCGATATACTTGCTTGGAGTCTTTGTTTGTCTTCCGGTCTTTTTATCAATCACCTTGTAGTTTTGCGAAAGAGTGATTATCTCATCAATCTTCTTCCAGCCCTTTTTACTCATTTCCATTAACTGATCCGGAGAGTACTGATGTCTTTCGCAAATGGGTCCGGAAAGAAGATCGGTTGTATCGCAGAAAGCCACTCTCTGCCACGGAACTACTTCGGGCTTTATCTCACCCGTGTCCTTTACTAAAACACCGCCAAAATCAATATCGGTTTCCGACTCCTTATCAATAAAAACATCAATCTCATTCTTTCTTGCCCAATACTCATGGAACTTTTTGACAAAGAAGGATTTCCAATGATTCTTGCTGTCTTCGACAAAAAGCTCAATGTCCTTAACATCAAAGCCCTCCGTGCGATAGCGGAGTCTTAATAACGGTAGAATTATATTCTTATTCGGCTTATCGTCTGACTTTCCCGATAAATATTGCCCGAACTTATAAATTACGGTGTTCTTGATATGCTCGTAAAAGTTAAAATCCCAGCCCTCTACCACGGTGCTTTTAAGAGTTTGAAAAGCCGTCTGTTCTTGAGTGATGTAGGAATATATATCTGTGCTATGCATTTTATGGGGTTATGTAAAGAGATAAACTTTTTATCTCCTTGCACAATCCCATAAAGGGGATCGTGTTGATTTCACAAGAATCAAGCAAGGTTCAAATCAAGAAGTACGGGTTTCGGTTTCGTGAATGTCTTTACTCCGTAATCCACTCTGCTCACAATGCCAACGCCCGAGTGCAAGTTGGGATCGTCAATTAAGACAACCTGACCGTAGGTATCCCGAAGAACACCGACAGCCATTAACTGTTTCACTCCGGCAAAGCCGTGATTCGCAACGAGAGAATTAGAAGAGTAATGGGTGAAACCCATATAATTCACGCCCTGTCGTCCACCTCCTTTTAGAGCCTCGTCAGCCGCATTGAAGCCATTGGCCATCATAAATCCTCGAAGTTCTTGGAAGTCGGATGGTCTCCAAGTTATGAAACCGCCGTTCCTTTCAAGAACATCCTGGCCGTTTGCAACAACAATTACCCGCTCGATGTGGCGGACAATGTCGTCAATGTTCGATGCCGAAACTGTAATAGTCGCAGTGTCCGCAACTGCCCCTCCGGTGATGTCTCCAGCGCCGAAGTTAGTCCAGTTAGCGTGATCACCATAAACGCCTTTCTCAATTTCTTTGTTCAAAAGAACGCCTTGCCTTTCGGCGGCTTCCATTTGTCTGAAGAAAGTTGATTGCGCTAGGTTAGCTCTGTCAATGAACGTAGCCGCTCTATATGCCTGATCAACCGTCAAGGTTTCATTAGTCTCGTTCCAAGCATCGTAGGTATAAGGCGTTCCACGAGATAAACTCGTGATTGTCGGATCGGTCAGATAGGGATTATTCAATACCTTGATATTGGTATACTCCACCCGACAGATGTCCTTAAACCTATTCGGCTCGTCAAGAGCTTCCTGAAGCTTTACGGCCCACTCTTCCGCGTAAACAAATCCTTGTGCTATTGCCATAAATTTCTATTCTTTTCTATTCTTTTTATGGACTACGCTCGACCGAAAAAGCTATCTTATATTTCCAATAGGCCTATCGGTAAAGTTGGACTTACTGCCCTCAATTTTCATGCGGGCCTTGACAACTTCCCTTCGCAAATCTACCTGATCCGCAGGAGGAAGTTCTCCTTTTCCAATCCAATAATCTACCTGGGTCGCCGGAGCTGAAGCCGAACGCTTTGCCCCCGTTGGGATTGCGTCCTTACTTGCTTTCGCTTCCCGTCTTTCTTTAAGTTCGGATTGAAAGTATTTAGCTTCCAATACCTCATCTAAAGACTTACCTGTAGAGACCATCACTTCGTGAGCGAAATCGAACTCATCTGGGTTCAATCCACTCGCCTTAAGATATGCTTTTTCCGCGTAGTCAAAGCCCTCTTTTGCTGGTTTATCAGGAATGTCAGAAGACTTTTCTTTAAGTCTCGAATCGTTTTTTAAGCTCTCCAAGTCCTTAAAGTTCCGCTTTGCCAAGCCATGAAACTGTTTTGCGGCTTCTTGCTGGGCTAGCGCGACTTCCTGCCAGTTGGTCGTATCGTTGCCTTCATCGTCTTTTGTTTCAACGATTTCCGGCAAGACTCCGATCCCTTTTTCATTTTCCATGAATGATAATGTTAATTTTTGTTTGGAGATTATATCCAATGCCTTTCGAGGGGCATTCACTTTTAAGGAGTGATAACCTGTTTTCGATTTTCCCGGTTAATCGAGAACCAAGCTAAAATCCGAATACTTCTAACTTCCAAAGAATGTGATCGGTGGTGGAAGTAAATCTAACTCCCTCCAATTCCGCAACATTACTACCTCGCAAACTCGTACTGGCAAAAACAACCGAACCGGGAAGCGTTGAACTCGTTATGCTCTGCGAATAAAGCGTTGAACTTGCTCCTGCAACTATATCGAAAGTTCCCCCACTAATACTCGATGAAGAGTTCCTGATAACCAATCTCACGCTATCACCCAATTCAGTTAAACACTTGCCTGCTTGCTTTAGAAGTAAAGCGCTTGGCAAGGTTACCGTTCCGGTTGCTGTCCTAATCTGGACATTCACCATTGAGTTAGAGTTATCGCAAACCTCTGCCGCTGTGAGAGTTCTTGTTGAAGAAGCTCCCGCCGCTCCCGTAAGAGTAGGAACCGATCGATCCAAATCCTTAAACCCCGCAGAGAACAACCCACTCATAAAGTTCGCAACATTAGAAAACTCCGAGCCAGCCGCTCCCAAAACCTCAACTTCCTTGACGATCAACTGTCCTGGCCTCGAAAGGGCCAAAACAGATAAAAGCAAGGAACCCGCTACCAACACAACGCCCAATCCTATCAATACCTTGTTCATTTTTTCTTTTTACTTGCTTTTTTACGACCTTTCTTTTCTAAAGATTTAGCTTCTTCCTCAAGCTTCTCAGCCTTCTTTTTCAGCTCATCGTTAGTAAGAGCTTCAATCTTATCCTGTAACGATGGCATTCTGTAATCTCGTAAAGACATATGTTGATCGTAATTTTTCCGACCTTTTATTTGTTATCAAAAAAAACGGCATCTGGTGATGCCGCCTAATCGCTCTAAGGAAACTTCTACATAACCCTAGAGCGATGAGGTGACATCGCCAGTGTAGAAGTTTTGTTGTAGAAGTTTTACCTATTCAATTGTCAAATTACTCTTTCTCTAATTATACCATCATTCACTACAACTGACAAAGAGCCAAACTAGTTGTTACTGACGCAATTCCCCAAATTCCTCCTCTCCATAAACTATCTCCGACAAGTCTAAGGGTGCTTGTTGGATTAAGTAAGTCTCCCTTTCCCGCGGCCAAACCCGTGGAAGTTCCATAAGCCAAATATACCGGAACTGTGCCGGTTGCGTTTGAGATACATCTCATTTGTGCGCCCGGCTCATTAGCGAAAATCTGGGTTACGACATTATTTGATATCGTAACAAGCGTAGTCGTCGAAATAGAGGAACTTAGAGTATAAAACTCAACTCCTCCCAGTTTACTCTTTGATTCCCTTAGGGAGAGAACCCCAAAAAGCAAAAGACCAACTACGACCAATCCTATAAGAATCTTCCACTTTTGCGAAGGATCGCTAACTTTCAATGGTTCACTCATCTTGCTTGATTTATTTTTTTATCGACCGTTTGTTCTGTTTTCTTGAAACATGATAACAACTTGAAACCTTCCTCTATAAACGCTAACGCTTCAGTCTTCGCTCTTATTACAGCTCCAAGGTTCTCGTTTGTGTTTCCGATCGCGGTGTAAAGCCAGTTAGCCGTTGGATTCGCTTTCTTTCCTTTCTTCATTGTCCCTTGAAGGTATAATGGGGCGAGTAGAACCTTTTTAACCGCTTCCCGGAGCCGTTCATTCTCAAAGAAGTTTTGAATATGAGTCTGCTCCTGATCGTCAAGAAATTGTTCCAGCAGGCTTTTATCCATACATTAGTTTTAATCTCTTTTCCATAATTACTCTTGCTGTCTTGTTATTCAAAAGCCGTTTAATCTTTACGGGGTAAAGAATCATATCCTTAACCCTTCCGTCTTTAAGATAAATTCTGAATACGCTCTTGGCATTTGTGAGTTCAAGGTTATCACAAAACTCGGCAAAGAGTTTAGAAAGCTCCTTACCCTCATACTTCTTAACTTTTTTATCGGGAGAAATTATTTCAAACTTCATAGTTTAATTATACATTAGTTTCGCTTGTCAATCAACCTTGAAATCGTAAAGTTTCTCGGCTCTAATCGCTTTCAGCGCTTGTTCGGTACTAATAAGTTTTCCATACAAGGGCGAGGATAAATCCTTCGCCAACATAAGAGCTATTTTAGCTTGGTCGTTCCTGTCCTTAAGAATCTTTTTGTATTCCCGCAGTTGTGTCTGGTAAGCCGGAATTTCTTGTGAAAGACGGAAAGCAAAATCGGTGAGGTATCTCGTCCACCATTTTGCTATCCTATATTTTGGTAATGTAAAATTCTGCCAGAAACTATTATTTCCATATCTCATTTGCTGGTTGAAGTGAACCTCCTCATGTTTATAAAGAGCGGGGTCAATTCTAAGGCCCTTGGGGTTGAAAATTTTGTCTCCGAAAGTATAAATAACTTTATCGTGAATAGGCAGATACTTACGAATTTGATCTATATTTGGCGGATAGGCTCGGACTATTTGCATTATCTTGCGGGATTTAACTTTGCTTTTTGTTGATCTTGATAAAAACGAGGCATATTAGCTATAAACTCTTTTCTTTGAAGCACCGAAACCAAAGAAGTCATCGGATATTCAATAGCGTTCATCGAATGTGAAAACTGATGCTCCGGCACATTCGTAACTCTGCCATCTTTATCGACTACCCATAAATAATTACGATATTCCTTTATTACATTAGTGCTTCGCTTTGTAACCGAATTTTGTTGATTCTGAACAACTCCAATGCTCCATTTCTTGAATGTATCACTCTTGCTTTCACCACGAGTTTTTGAAACGCCTATGATATTAAGCCCATAACTTCTAATCTCGTCTATGCTTTTTGGTTCAGCGCTATCGGCTATTATTAACGCCCTTTTAAGATTAAGCAGAGTATCGGCAATTTGTTTGTTGCCCATTCCTCTTGCGTAAACAATTTCATCAAAAATATATCCTCCATTCAGATAATAAATAGCTACGATAGCGGTAGGATCGTTCGTATAACCGAAATCTAATCCATACCTCTCTAATCTTGCTTCATGCGGCACTTCGTCAATTATGATCCAATCTTTATAAATCTTGCCTTCCACTTCTCCTAACTGGCCTAATCCATATACTTGCCACCAACCCCTACGGTTCTTGCGAGTTTCGATTGAATCTTTAATTTCTTTACTTAGTGCCTCATTGTCTAAATACGTAAGAGTCAAATGCTCTACATCTTCCCTCTTACCTAAAAGCTCCGTGAAAACCCAAAACTCATTGGTCGGATTATAGTCAAGAAACACAAACTCTTTGGTCCTAACTTCTAACTCCTCAAAAGCGGAAAAAGGAACATTATTTGCCTCATTTATAAAAAGTCTATCCCTCCTTGCTCCCCTAACCTTTTCCGGTTGATCCACACTAAAGAACTCAATTTGGCTTCCGGTTTCAAAGTTATAGACGTTATTCGTTCTATCCCACAACGCTTCTTTGTAATAACCATGTTCTTTCATTATCAGTAAAAAATCTCTCATGGCCCCCCTACGAAGATGAGGAAAAGACTCTGAAACTATACTCGTTAAAGTAGAACTTTTATCGGATTGAGCCAAAGCAATAAGCCAAATAATAACGGAAACTGTTTTTGAAGCTGAAGTTCCACCCTGAACGATTCTAATCCTTTTCTTTAATCCTTTTATTTTCTTATAAGCTCTCGTTTTTGAATACGTCATCTATTGGTTTAGGAATCGTTAAACTAACATCTGTCTTCTGCGGTGGCTTGCCCATCACCCGATCGTGTAATTCTTTAATCGCACTCACATCTCCCGCAATAGCTTTAGCGATTAGAATAGGTGAAATTTGAGGTAAAGCATCAGCTAAACTTTCTTGGTATTCCTTAACTAATTCCTTAACAGCTTTCTTAACCAGTTTTTTTTCTTCGGTTTCGGGTGGTCTACCTGGGCCGGGAATAG